TCATCTTTAATCTCCTCTACAAGATCTCTGAAAAAATTACTCATTATATACTCCTAGAATTTAGCAATGTTTTGCTTGTCAATCTCAACTTTATCAGATGGCAAAATTTTCTTCTTAATACCTTTGTAAGAATCTTCATCATCTCTCTCTTCATGCGATAGACCTATAGCCTCTTCAAATCTTTGAAAGAAACTCTTTGTTGGTTTATCTTTAATTATATCTTCTTTACGTGTTTGAGTCAACCCTTGATTTGCTGCAATTAGCAATAAAACAGCAAGAGGATCAAATACAGCAATGATAATTATAATCACCCATCTTACGGCTTCTTCTAAATTATCTTTGTTTGTTTCATCGTAAACAAGTGCTGCTATATATCTAATTGGACCTACTTCAGCTTCAAGACCAAGTTGTTCTTTTTCTAAGACTAACTTTTCTTCTTGGAGGCTTCCAATTTTTTCTGCAGCTTGTTGGATGCTTCCTTCCAGTCTATTACGTTCATCTCGTTGGCTTTCTCTGACCGCGATCGCGCCATCATTTCCTCTGATCCTGTCATAATCGATGAGCGTCTGGACCGCATTATCGAGTTGCGTAATAACTGTCTCTGCATCTGTTATTCTCCTTTGTTCACGTTCTATTTTACCCTCAATGAGAGAAATTTGCAACGAATTATCTCCAGATGTTATAGTTTGTTCAATGTGAGCTTTTGATAGAAAACCAAAGATACCCATTGACGTAACAAACATTAGTACGACAACTGCTGCTGTTAAATATGTTTTGAGAAGAACTGGTGTTTCTTTCCAGTTCTGATATAGCCAAGATGCAGTGACGAGTTTACCAACTTCCAGCACTGCTCCCATAATAGCAATGGCTATAGCAGAGGCAGCAAAGATAGCCATCAACCCAATGATTGAATACCATGCTGCAACTCCTGCAATAGCGATTGCAGTTATTAATGCTAACCAATGTATCAAGATTTGTATACCGCTTGTAATTTATCTCTAAACAGCTCAATCTTATCTACTCGATTGGGCCAGTATATATATTCTTTTTCAGGATTCTGCTGTAGATTGTTAAGCAAAGGCATTACCATATTATACAACTTATCAATCTTTGACTGCATTTCATTTGCTGTTTGTGATGCAGTTGTAGCTTGTGATGTAGCTTGCTGTACAGCTTCTAGTTCATTCTCATCAACAAGACTGAATCCAAAATCAAAATCTTCAGACATATGTTTCTCCTAAAACAGATCGCTCCATTTTTTTAGTTTTTCTTTTTTATGTTCCGCACGGTCCTCTAATTCTTCCCAGCTAACCAAATCATATTCATGCATTATATCTATCATAGCATAAACATCACCAACTTCTTCAACTAGCTTTTCTCTGTATTCATCATCTACTTCTCCCCGACGGAGAATTTTACTCAATACTTGTATTAACTCACCACACTCTTCAGCAGTAATAACCATAAGCTGCTGACGAGCATCTAATTTGTTCATTTCCATTCCCATCCCTCATCACATGCATGTCTTGCTACTTGACAATATTCTTGGTCTTCTTCACTAAGCACAGACCAAAACTTTGTTATCTGTTCAATGTGCTCTCTTACAAAATTTGGATCTTCTCTATGAAAGTTTTGATCCATCATATCCTCAAGTACCTGCATTCTTCTTTCTATTTTAAGTCTTAACTCAACACTTTTTTTATTTTGTAATTTTTTTGTTGGGAATTGTATCACATTATCATTCATGTCCAGAAGTCCTCTAGTGTTGCAATCTTCTCAACTTTCCAACCAATCTTTTCAGTAATGGTTCTGATTGGTTCGAGGAAGCCTTTATCAAATTGTTTGTCGTAGTCGATCGCCTCATCGAGTTTGAAAGCTCTAGGCACCGTACCAGGGATAGAGATAACATTGTCCTTGATCCTGTTGGGAAGTTTGAGGTAGCAGAATTTAATCTTGTCACCTTCGTATACATACTGGTATTTATCATTTATGTTTAGTTCATCCAGTAGTTTGTTATAAGTTAAACTTCCTCGAACATGAATAGGTGTTCCCTTTTTGTATAGTGTGAGGTCACTCTTCCACTTTGTAAGTTCTTTGACACCACGAGGGAAGGCAATGTCTTCGTATGGTAGAGTCTTGAACTCAGCTCTCAGATTCTCAATGAATCTAATTAGATGATCGTTATTCTCATTCATAATCACAGACAGTGCTTTCTTGATGTTCTCTCTACAAGCAGTAGGTGTAGAAGATCGAACAGCTTCAATGCCCATGATCTTTAGTTGAGGTTCTTGATAGCGTACTCCTTCATTATCATATACGTTAAGGATGTAGTGTTTCTTAGCAGTCCATATTCCTTTGTTAGCAATAGCTTCTCTCTTCATTACCATTTTTTGGTCATAAGCAGAAACATATTCAGAGAGCTTCTCGTAACATGTATCAATAAAAGGTTCCAACTTCTCAGAACAAACCTTGTCAAGGAAGTTGACAATCGATTCTGTTGATACTCCGTCTCGATTTTCATATACTTTATTAACAAGTTTGTCAAGAGTAATATACATCGAATCTGTATCGCAGGCGATAACATAGTCTTCGTTCTCCGTCTTGAATAGTTTATTGAGATACTCGTTCATATGCTTTTCCATCCAGCGGATAGAGAGCTGGCCAGATAGAGTAATAGACTCAGCATACTTCTGATCAAACCATCTGAAGTATAGATTACCAAGAGCCCCATAAGCACTGTTCATCTGAATCTTCTTAGCCATCTGCATAGAGTTACATTGAGCAATCATAGCTTCCCATTTAGGATCTGGATTGTTCTCGTTCTCTTGTTTAGCATCGAGCATCTTGTTCTTCCACACCTTACGATCGTCATAGATCTTTTCCATCATCTTAGACAGAAAACCTTGTTGATCTTTTGTAAATAGACAACCAGATGCAGCAATAGTAGTGTTGTTATTCTTGAGTTCTGCTCTGATAGATGGATCATGCCAAGCACCATCGAGAATGTTATCGATAGTATGATGTCCACCAATCTTACCAACATATGTGTCAGGTGATATGTTGTATTGCATAATCAAGTGAGGATACAGAGAGTTCAGGTCAAAGGACACAACCCAGTTATGCATACCAGTCAAAGGATCCTTAACAAATGCTCCCTCGATCTGTCTCTCTTTCTCTTTTGTATTGTCATAATGTAGAATAGGTGTCACAATCTTCTGACGTGCAAGATAGTTGTGAATCATAATGTCCCACATCCGCACAGAAGTGAAGGTATCGTTATAGTTAACCAAACCATCATATGCCATCGCATAGACGAGTTCAATAAACTTAAACTTCTTTTCGAGCTTATCAACGATCTCAACATCTCGAATGTTATACTCAACAAACTTTTGGAAGTCTTGTTTGTAGAGCTCAAGTAGAGATTCGTGCTCAGAATAATCGAGCTTACGCTCTCCAAGTTCCACATGACCAATATGATCAAGTTTGTATGACTCTTGCATTTTGTATGAGAACTTACGATACAGCTGCATATAGTCAAGTACACTAATACCACCAGGAAGATAGGTAACCATCTCTCTATTCATAACTTCAATACGCTTGGTAGTAAGAGTACCAAAAGGAGAGAGCTGCTTACTATACTGATCACCAAGGACACGATTGATACGGTTGACAATGTATGGAATATCAAAGAACTCTACGTTCCATCCAGTTACAACATCAGGTCCATACTTCTTACTCTTCCAAATACTAATGAACTTATGAAGCAGATCAACTTCATCCTTACACTTGAGATACTTAACATCTTCTCTGTGAGGAGTATAGTCACCACAACCAAGAACAATATACAGATCATCTACAAGGATAGTAATAGCAGTGATCTCTTTTAGAGCATCATCTATAGAAGGGAATCCTTGATCAGCAGCAACCTCAATGTCTATGTTCATTACTTTGATCTTAGTAGCATCATACTCAATGTTCTCAAAGTTATCATTAAGGTATGCATAGATACCAAGATTACAATCAACTCTCATAGAGAGCTCACCGTTCCAGTCATTACCAAAACGAGTCACGTGAATACCAAAGCACTGATGGTTTGATACATCCTTGTAACGCTTGACATAGTTGGAGAGTTCTTTAGGTGACTCAAACTCTAGCTTAGAGACTGGTACGCCTTTGAGAGATCGATGAGTAGCCTTACCTGAACGATCTTGTACGAACAGGTAAGGCCGATAAGGTATGCGGTGAGCAACACGCTCACCATTTTCGTAGCCACGTAGGAGAATATTCTCCTTACGTTGATCAAGGCTGATGTGTGTATAGAAATCCATTATGTAAGTATATATTCACTTTGATTTCAGGTCAACAATTATTTCAGAGGAATTAAACCTTGATCGGCCAGTGGTCCATCTGCTTCAGACATTTTCTTAAACATATCGTCAAATTGTTCTATACCTGGAACGATACCAATATGCTCTTTCTTAATGTAATAGAACAATGGACGAGAAACACCATATGAACCATCTGCAATAGTTTCAAATTCTGGCTTTACACCATCAACAGCTACTGCTTTTACTTTGTCTCTGTTCATATCCAAGAATGAAAAACCAAACACTGCAAAACGATCTTCATCTGCTTGTAGTTTTTCAATAAGCAGGTTATCGTTTTCACCCATCTGTACAACATGCTCGTCTGTTCTTACCGCTGTACATTCTTTCTTAGCTACTTTCTTTTCCATCTTGTATACTTTACGGCACACATGATGCATGATCAGTTCTACAAAAGCATCTCTTGTTCCTGAAGTTGTAGGAGGAATCATAATATCAATATCTTTATTAGGAAGAGATGGATTAATATCTGACCATTTATTATTTGGATTTACAACAAACTCTGAACCATTCCACACATTATATGCAACAGCTTTATAGATTTCTTCTTTTGTCAATGAAATAGCTTCTGCATCATTAGATTGTGAGAAAGTAATTCCATCAAAACCAATTTGGCGTTCAATTGGTGTAACACCATTCTTTTCGCACAGAGCAGCTTCGGTAGATTTAATTGCTCTTGATGCGTTTGTGATATCCGGTGTGTCAGTTCCAACACCTTTACAGAACATTTTCATTCCGCCACCAGAACCGGTTGATTCAATTACTGGTGATTTGAATTCTGAACCTTGACCGAACTTTTCGGCTACTGTTGTTGCAAAAGGAAAAACCGTCGAGGATCCGACGATTGAAATTCGATCTCTAGCATATGCGCTTGTTGTGAGAAAAATAGTACTAAATAGTACTAGGGCTAACTTGAACATTTAGTCCTCCTAAAAGTAAATCAAAAAAATAGAAGAGCCTGCAGAGAGGGGCTCTTCTATCAATATTTATAAATCACCGCGCTCATTTTATATTAAAGTTTTATTAAGTTTTGTACTCGTCTGGTACTTCTCCCCAGCCAACAGTTCTATCCCATTGACGTTGAGTATATCTATTATGCAAGCGCTCTAATTCTTTGGACGAGTCTGTCTGCTCGATTTGTGACTTGCTTGTACCAGCGGCTGTCGACCATTTCGTCTGCTGCTTTGTTCCAATCTCTTGCATCTACACCTGCCTTCATTCCTTTGAATGCACTTAATCTTGGTCTCCCCATGTTAAACATCATGTTAGCAATTACTAACTGCGCTTCTTCTGGTAGATCGTAAAAATCATCATACAATATTTCACACTCGTTTAAAACGGTTTCTACGTCTGCTTCAAAGGCGTCAACAACTCGAGACTCGGATACAGGTGTGCCAACGTCCGCTCCATGTTCTGGATCGGACTCAAGTATAAGATGGCCAATCCCGAAAGTAGGTAGACCCAGATGATCCAAGTATACTTCATATTTTACTCCCTCGTCAATTTCGAGTTCTTCTCTTAATCGATTGAGATCCATTACCATGCTCCTGCTTTTCTGATTAATTCATCTTCTTCCATGTAACAATTATAGGTTGGCTCATCATGCATCTGCAGAGCCCAATTGAGTTCTTGAATACATCTTTTATACCACATTTTATCGTGATCATCACTAGCCAATTCAAGATCATCTTTTAATTGACTTATACGGCTTCGAAGATATCTGATTGATTTGTCTGTATTGTTTTTCATTTAATTCTTCTTAAAAAAACTGTCTGGGATCATGCTTTCCGGTGGGGTTAAATGACAATTACATTCGTTACAAACATCGTTTACACATTCATCACAATCTGGTTGATAACAGTGACATCTATGTCCGCATGTAGCACAAACTCTTTCCGGTCCTTGCATGAACACCTCCATAAAAGTTAAAGGAGCGGTTACCCGCTCCCCTATTTAGGTTTAACTTAACGCATCATTTTCTTCTTCAGTATACGGCCACATTATATCCAAATCCCTTTATATCTGAGTTCTTTCTGTCTCTGCTCAAGATCGTAATGATCTGTAGCTTGTGATAGATATCTCTCAGCCGGAGACATTGTTACTTTTTTGAACCATTCCATTAAAGCACTCATTTTAGCTCCTCCAGAGTTTTTTGATTGAGTTCGTAATGTAATTGCTCAACAGTATGATATGGATATTCACCTGTACGAATCAACTGTTCAGCCACATGATGGTTAACTGAATTGGCTCGTGCAAGGATCATACCAGTTGCGATACCTTTGAAGGTCGTTTTAAAGAAACTCCAGATTCCGTCAAGCAGACTCTGTGAGTAGTTCAGGACTATTGCTGTCATTTTTGGTTACCCCGTTGTTAATTGAAATTACACGGGGACGCTTTTCTTCTGGAATGATCCGCTCCAAGTGAATTGTAAGCAAGCCATCCTCAAGATTAGCTCCAGTGACTTCTACATATTCGGAAAGTCTAAATGATCTCTCGAACTTTCGACTGCTGATACCTTTGTGGACATAAAGACTCTGATCACGTCGCTTTTCACGATCTCCTTTTACTGTAAGGATACCATCGTGCATTGTAATTTTAATGTCAGCTTCTTTGAATCCAACGACTGCAAGTTCAATAAGATACTCATCGTCGTTATGTTTTACTACGTTATGTGGTGGATAATGATCCTTCTGATGAGCTGAAGCCATTCTTTCTAGATCATTAAAGATGTGGTCGAAACCTACGAACGCACCACGAGGAAAAGTAAAAGTATTGCCTGTCATGTTTATCTCCTTTTGCAAGCAAGATTGTAGATGGACCCGCGACCGCGGCATCCGTGACTATTTATATCATCATTAAAATTTAAAAGTCAACAGTTACCAAATAACTCCCGACTCTTTCACTACCGGTCGAGTATTAGTCATGTACTCG